AAAAGCGCCATGAAGATTATCTATACACGCATTGCAGCAGCTGCTGCATTAGAGACGGGCATTATTGCTAACCCTGACTATTATGAAAACCCAAATTTGAAAGCAAAAGAGGTAATTATTTACGGTAATTATCCAAAGATTCAAAAGGATTATGAAACTTTGGAAGTTCCAGTTGAAGTTCGTAAGTTGGAAGAGCCAGAAAAAACGACCTTGGCCACAGTAAATGTCGCAGTGGGAATTACCCCTGAACTTCAAGCTGTGATGGATGATGCAAAAGCTGAATGTGAAAAGGTGGTTGAAGAAAACACTCAGCTTAAGCAAAAAATTGCCATCTTAGAGCAGGCCGGTGGTAACCAGTCAGAGTTGTTATCTGAGAATTCACGATTAAAAGATGCAGCAGTCTTAGCAGATAAAGCTCTCAAAGATGCTGAAGCTCAAGTTGTCGGTATTAAAGCTGAATTTGAAGCTTTTAAAAACGATATTCCTGCAATGCAAACACGTATTGCTGAATTAGAAGCTGGAAAAGCGGAAGAAAATCCTGCTACAGAAACAGCAGCTAATGATTTTGAAAATTGGTCAAATGATCAATTAAAAGAGTATTTGGCTAGTAAAAACATTGGCTACAAGCCATCTGCAACAAAAGCAGAACTCCTTAAATTAATCCCGAAGGAATAATGCAATGAGCTTTATTACTATAGATGACGCAAATTCAATTTTGGGCAGCGATTTTGCACCAGACAGTGATAAAGCTCGTCTGGTTAAACTGGCAAATGTCTGGATGAAAAACAGAATAGGTTTTGTACCAGATCCTATTGACCCACTTCTTAAGGATGCAGCTTGTGAAATTATCAAAGGAATTCTGGCCAAGGTAATTTATAACGGCAAAGATCAGCAGCTGAAGCGCAAGAAGGTCAAAGCTGATTCTGTTGAGTCAGAAAAAGAATACCAAGATGGATCTGAAGCAATTTCTAGCTTTGAACAGATAGCAATTGATTTTATTGACTCACTTGATTTGAAAGATCCAAATGCAAGTTTTAATGGCTTTGGCATACCTCTTTACAGGGCATGATATGGGCTTACGTGACGAAATTCAGGCAGATATTGCCGAAGCATTTAATGATGATTTAGCGGACGCCGTTCATACCTTTACATGTGAGCGGATCTCAAAAACTAATTGGGATCCTAAAACTGAAACATATGTTGAAGTTAAAGAAAACTATTCTGGCCGAGGTGTACTTTTTGGCTCATACAGTCAATATGAGATTGAGACGCTTGGAGTGCTGGCTACTGATAAAAAAGCAACTGTGCTGCAAAATGAAGTATCCATGACTCCAAAAATTGACGATGAATGGCTAACAGCTTTAGGCTCATTTCGAGTTATCCATATTCAACAAGATCCAGCCAGTACAATCTGGAAATGTCAGCTTCGAAAAGTGTAGGGGCTAAAATGGTTAATCCTGATTATGTTCCTGAATGGTATATCTCGCCTTTTCAACATGTGCAGTACACGCTTGCTCGAAATCAACTACACATGGATTTGTTATTTGAAGATATGGATAAGGCCGATCAATTTTTGGATATGGGAGCGGATGCGCAAGTTAGTACTTTTTCTGATGGTGCATATGCGATTGTCCAGATTGGGGATACATCCGATAAAGATCAAATTCAAGTTTATGGATTGCTTTTACATGAAGCTGTTCATGTCTGGCAAAAGATGAAAAAGCTAATGGGTGAACGAGAACCGAGCTCTGAGTTTGAAGCTTATTCAATTCAGGCGATCGCTCAGGATCTCTTTAAGATGTATGAGGAAAGCGAGGTTAAAAGTCATGGGATGGAAGGGGAAAAAGCCGTCTAGTTTTAGTCTTGATGTGTCTAAAGCAGCAGAAGACCATGTGAAGCATATTGTTATGGATACTGTGCAATCTTTAGTTAATTTAAGTCCCGTCGATACTGGTGCATACCGTGCTTCACATATGGTTTCGGTTGGATCTGGTGACTATGGCATACGTGGACCTGAAACTAACCCAATTCAAGATGCCGCTATTCAAGCCGTGAAGTTTAAGTTGGGCAATTTAGTTTATATCCAGAACAACCAGCCTTATGCAGAGCGCTTAGAAAATGGGTGGTCTGATCAAGCACCACAAGGAATTTACAACACCACCTTTACCTTTATTTCTCAGAAGTATGGCGGCTAAAATGGCAATGACTTTAGAGCAGACAAGGCAAGCTATTATCGATCGTATGCAAGCTTTTACCGGTATTACGCAAGACAGAATCCAGTATCCAAATTTACCAGGCTTTAAGGTTCCAAAGGAAGGTTTGTGGTGCCGCTTAACGATTGCAGGTGGTCCCAGTTTTACTTCTGGCATTGCAGATAAGCCATGTACTCGCCGTACCGGTAATATCATGATTCAATGCTTTGCACGTCCCAATTCAGGAATAATTGAAATCACAAAACTGAGTGATGCTTTGCTTGCCCATTTTGAATATTACTCAATCGATCATCTAGAATGTTTGCAAGGACAATCAATTTTTGTTGGCCAAGATGCTGATTTCATTCAGTATAATGTGACCATTGGGTACAAGGTGAATTGATATGTCATGTATGCTGACTTTAGAAGAAATCGAAATTAAACGGCAAGAACTGGAAAGACATCTTGAAGATGTTATGTCTGTTGAGTTGAGCAAATGGCAATCTGAAAACAAGCTATGTGTTTCTGATGTGAATATACGCTTGGCTAATGTTGTTAGTCTCGGAGGGCCTAAACATAACGTTGTTACTGGAGTAAGTGTCGATTTAGATAATGAGCTTTGAGTTCAAGAAAAAGCTTCTGCAAGGCGATTATTTTTAATGACCTCAGCATATTATCATTTGTGATTACATTCTGTTACAGTAATAGAAATTTATAACAAATGGTAAAACATGAAAAAATCAACTTTAGGCTGGGGTGCCGCAGGATTAGTAGCTTTAGGGATTTTTGGTTCAGGCAATGATAACTCTCCAAAACAAACTTCAGATTCAGAAAATGCACAGAGTGCAGTAGAGGAAGTTATCGAATCAAAATATATCAACACTAATTCTTTAAATATTAGAGATAAACCAAACGGTCACGTAGTAGGCAAGTTAGGACGTGGAGAAAAAGTTGATATTTATGAGACGAAAGGAAACTGGGCACGTATTTCCTTAAATTCCTCATCACCTCAGTGGTTATCAACAAAGCTATTATGTGAAACGGATGGTTGCTTTAAACAAAAGTCTCGATCAACCACGTCAAATAATTATCAGGCCTTAAAATCTCATCCTCATCATTCTGAAAGAAAACAGAAAAAAACCTACTACGATAGTGATTGTTCATGTGCTGTGGTGGATTATTGCGTGGGTCCTAGAGGTGGGCACTACTGTATTACGAGTGGAGGAAACAAGAGATATAAACCTAGATATTAACTAATTTGAATTATGAGACCTCCTTTTTGAGAGGTATTTTATGTCTTATTCACTACCACCTCATCGGTGGTTTTTTTATGTCTATAGGAATCACTTATGAGCAATTTTGTTTTTAAGCGTGGTGACACATTCAACTTGAATTTGCAGCTGGTTGATATGGATGAAACCCTGCAGTATCCACCGGATGATGTTCGTCGTGCAATTGATCTTACAGGTTATACCTTCACTTCACAGGTTAAAGCTCTGGCTGATGGCGCTGCTGTGGCTACCTTGACTTGCGCAGCATTAAACCAGAGCACACAGAAGGGATGGCTTAACGTTAAATCAGGTGCAAGCACAGCAGCTTGGCCTTTAGGTCTGTGCCAGATGGATATTAAAGCTGTTGTAAGTGGAGTCACCCAGCACACGGATACTCTGATTTTCCAAGTGATTGATGGGGTAACAGCATAATGGCAAATCTTGTTTTTAAATTTAGTTGGGATCATCGGCCATTCCCATATAACGCCTCACAGGGCAAGCGGCAGTTTATGTTGCCATTTGCGTCAGGTATTCCCAATCTGGTACCCAACTTTTCTCAAGTAGTTGGTACTGCAGCTATCTCTCAAGGTGGAACGGGGGCAACTACAGCGGCTGGTGCACGAGCTAACCTAGGCGCAGCTGCAAGTGGGGTAAATAGTGATATTAGTGAGCTTAAGGGACTTACAACCCCTTTATCAATTTCTCAGGGAGGATTAGGAGCTGATAATGCACAGACAGCTAGAATGAATTTGGGGTTAGGAACTGCTGCTGTACTAGCGTCAACAACAAGTCAATATGATCCTACGCCGGGACGAGCACTAAGAGTCGGTGATTGGGGGATAGGGGCTGAAGGTTTTCGTGTATCTGATATGGTTGCTCCTCTTAATAATGGTTTTTTTCGAACAGATGACACTTTAACAAATGATACTGGTAATAGTATTGGTCCTTATGGTTTCTTTTTACACTGTACCCGACGCTCAATGGGTTTATATACAAATGGAAGTCATTCATTTCAGCTTGGGAAAGCTGCCTCATATTCTGCCCTGAAGTATCGATTTAATAATAGTGGTACTTGGTCTGATTGGTTTAATTGATTGACTGCACAAAATACTACAACTGATGGAAATAGTTTTATTAAAGCCGCTTCACCAGTCGTTAA